ATCAAGTCCGTGCGCAGCCCCAAGATGAAGTCATGGGTGATTGACCGGGTCGGCCCGCAAGCTTTAAAGATGATGGAGACGTACAAGGACGGCGACTTGAAGTATTCTATCGACAAGTCCGTCCGTGCCAATTTACTGGCTTTTGCCGAGGAAAACCCCGATGAGATTCCGACCACTGTTGCGGACGTCATTCAATGCGCAGATGACCTCTGGGCGTCGTCAGTTGCGAAGTTCAGCCGCCTTGCGAGCCTGGCAGACGAAGACGATCACCGAGTACGAGGTGCTTTCGTATTTGCAGGAGGCTCTGCCACCGGACGTGCTTCAAGCTATGGCGCTCAATTACACAATATGTCGCGGAAATGCGCCGAAGACCCAGAAGCAATACGCCACGCTATGGTCAGAGGCCACAGCATCACCCCAAGATTTGGAAAACGCGTTACGGATGTTCTCCGGGGAATGCTCAGGCCCGCACTGATACCTGCGCCGGGGAAAGTATTTGTTGGTTACGACTGGTCGGCTATCGAGGCAAGAATGACGCCGTGGGCGTCAGCCGATGCGCAGGCCGAGGAGGTGTTGCAAGTCTTTCGTGAAGGTCGCGACATCTACAAGCGTGAGGCCGCGGGTATTTATCGCATTAGTGAAGAAACAGTATCAAAAGAGCAACGCCAGATAGGGAAAGTCGCAATCCTCAGTCTAGGATTTGGGGGGTCTGTCGGCGCTTTTTCAGCGATGGGTCGCAACTACGGCATTGTTATGCCCGAGTCGGACTCCCGCCGCATTGTAGACGCTTGGCGTCGCGCTAATGCGTGGGCAGTGCGTTACTGGGAGAAGCTTGAGAGCGCCTACACACGGGCGCTACGCAACCCGAACCGCGAGTTCTCAGCCGGTCGGGTCACCTACCTGTACGACGGTCAACACCTCTGGTATGCGCTGCCCAGTGGGCGCATCCTGTGCTATCCATTTGCTAAGTTTGAGGGTGACGAGATCACGTACGTCAAAGCAGCCTGGAAGCCGGCAGCTGATGCGAAGGAATGGCCACGGGCACGCTTGTGGCGCGGGCTCGCTTGCGAAAATATAACTCAGGCTGCTGCGCACGATTTGTTGCGCGAGACATTGCGCGCGTTAGACCGGGAAGGGTTCGCGGTCGTAGCGCACGTGCATGATGAAGCGGTCGTGGAGTGCGATGCAGCGGACGCCGAACGCGTCAGCGCGCGGATGCACGAAATAATGACGACAGCGCCTGTGTGGGCCAAAGGATTGCCGCTTGCTGCCGAGGGCAGTATAATGTTACGCTACGGCAAGTAACTTTAGTGAGGGCACAATGATTACGCAAAAACGGCTAAAAGAGCTGTTGCATTATGCGCCTGAAACCGGCGTGTTTACGTGGAAAGTTAGCCATCCTAGAGCGCAGCAAGGCGCAGTTGCCGGGACCAAAGACGGTTATGGTTACGTTGTGATTCGACTAGACACTGTGCTGTATAAAGCGCATCGTTTAGCATGGCTTTACGTGTATGGTGAATGGCCTGCAAGAGGTTTAGATCACATAAACCGCATCAAAGACGACAATCAGATAAACAATTTGCGGCTTGCAGATCAATCGACGAACATGCACAATGTTCCGGTTCGATCCGGCAGTAAAAGTGGGGTGTCGGGCGTCACGTGGCGCGCAGATCGCAAGAAGTGGAACGCGCGCATCAAAGTAGGCTACAAAAATTTTAATCTGGGTTTGTTCGACGATGTGTCGGCTGCGATTGCTGCACGGCACGCTGCCGAAACACGGTTGTTAAGCGCCATCAAATAAAAAAGCCGCCTGGCAGGGCGGCTCTTTCAACTACAAGGACTGCAATGGAATTCCTAGAATTTTATACTAATCTGGCCCCGATGGGTGAGACGGCGCTCATTGTGCGCCAAAAGCCACAACTGAAGTCCGGTCAGCTGCAATTTCACGCCGACGGCGCAATCAAATGCACTTGGCCGGCTTATCTGCCGGACTACCCGACCAAACCCGATTGGGCGATCTACGGCAACACGGCAAGCTTCATTGTTGACCGGTTCAAGGACGGGCATGTGTCCGCGTCAGCAGCCAATGCCGACTACGTTCTCGTCATGGTTTTGGATGACGTCGGCGACCCCGAGAAGGCGCCGAACCTGCCGAGCCTGCCGCCGACATGGATCATGGAGACGTCCGAGGGGTCGTTCCAGTGGGGTTACGCATTCTCAGAGCAGCCGACCACCGGCGAGTATGCTGCGGCCATCCGAGCCATTGCGGACGCCGGCTATACGGATCCTGGTGCCTGCAACGCGGTGCGCAACTGGCGTCTGCCGGGGTCGATCAACTTAAAACCCAACAAAAATAACTTCGCCGCTCGGCTAGTCGAGTTCCACCCCGACCGCGAGTACAGCCTGCCCGAGATTTGCGTAGCTCTTGGCGTCACCCCAGCGCCTGCCGAGTCGCTAGGCGTGCGTCCTATCCGTTTGTCCGACGATGGCGCTGACGATGTGATGGCGTGGCTCTCGCATCAGGGCGTGCTGTTGTCGTTGCCAAACCCTGCCGGATGGGCGGGCGTCCTGTGCCCGAACAAGGACGAGCATACCGATGGCAACCCAGAGGGGCGCTACAGCCCGTCAACGCGCTCTTACCGGTGCCTGCATAGTCACTGCGTTGATTTTGACTCTCACGCGTTTCTCGATTGGGTCGCTGCCAATGGTGGGCCAAAGCACGCGCCTGGTCTGCGTGAGGAGCTGCTGGCGGCGGTGATGGATCAGACGCTTGCAAAACTGACGCCGACCGAAGCCTTTCCTGACAAGGGCGCCGAGGTGATCGCCGAGGTTGAGAAAAAACAACTGGATAGGGTCGAGAAGGAGAGCTGGTATGAGCGTTTTGCGTACATTCAGGATGATGATTCGTACTTTGACATGCTGGATAGACGCGAGATTAGTCGCAATACTTTTAATGCACTCTTTCGGCACGTTACCTGTCACTCCATCCACAAGGGCAAAACGCCGCGCCGAATTGAGGCGTCTACATGCTTTGACGAAAACCGACAGGCGAAAGGCGCGCTCGCTCTAGCCGGTATTACTTACGCTGCCGGCGAGACGGTGCTGGTGTCGCGTGACGGGCAAGTCTACGGCAACCGATGGTCGGATGGCCGTCCGGCGTGCGTAGCTGGCGATGTAACACCTTGGTTAGACCATCTGCAGCGGATGGTGCCCGAAGCGTTTGAGCGGGAGCATTTGCTCGACGTTATAGCGCACAAGGTGCAGCGCCCAGACGTCAAGATCAATCACGCGATTCTGCACATTGGCCGGCAGGGCAGCGGCAAAGATACGCTATACGAGCCGTTTTTATGGGCTGTTGGGGGTGCTCGCGCTAGCCGGCGTAACGTGGCTATCGTGCGCAATGAGGAAATTACGTCTCAATGGGGCTACAACTACGAGTCCGAAATTATGGTGTTCGAAGAGCTGCGGCAAGCGGAAGCGAAAGACCGGCGCGCGCTCGAGAACCACCTGAAGCCCATCATTGCGGCGCCGCCTGAGTTTGTAACCGTTAACCGCAAAGGCTTGCACCCGTATCAGGCACTGAACCGAATGCTAGTGCTGGCATTCTCGAATGAGCGCGTGCCTTTGTCGCTGCCGTCCGAAGACCGCCGCTGGTTTGTCGTGTACTCGGACGCGCCGCGCATGACCGAGGAGGAAGGCGCCCGCTTGTGGCGCTGGCTGGATAATGGCGGCTGTTCGGCGGTCGCGGCGTGGCTCTATGAGCGTGACGTGAGCAAATTCAACCCGGGCGGCACTCCACCACTGACCGAGGCGAAAATAATCATGGTCGAGCAGGGCAGGTCAACGGCTGAGTCGTACCTTGTCGAGATGATCGAGCGCCGCTTGGGCGAGTTCTCTGCGGGCGTGGTGGCCGCACCGTTTTATAGCCTGTGCGACCGGCTGCAGGGCGGCGCACCGATGAATACCCGCGTGGTACAGCAGGCGCTACTGCATGCGCTGAAAGAGGCCGGCTGGGTCGATATGGGGCGCATAAAGTCGAGGGAGTTTGACACCCGCAAGCACATTATCTGCGCGCCAGAGCTAGCCGACACGGCGAGCAAGTCAGAATTGCGCCGCATGGTCGAAGAAACACCACCGCCGTCCGCTGTTCGCCTGGTCAAATAGACGTAAAAAAAGCCCGCCGGAAGGCGGGCCAAAACCGAAGGATGGCCCGAAGGGCCAGCGGCCGGAGAGTAGCCGCGTCACAACCCTAGCACGATGGCGAGCATGGCCGCAAGTATCAATCCGATGAGAGCGAACATGCGGCATTCTCCTCAATGTCACGGATAATCGTATCTTTGAGCAGGTCGACCACGTCAACCCCGCCGGCGTACGCGTGAATGAGCCACGCATTACCAGCAAACCCGACAGACCGGTCTGCGGGTTCCCAGTCGACAAAGCAGAGCAGTTCGGTGTCGCCGTGTGTGTAGGTGTACGGCCAGAGATGCGCCGGGTACCAGGGCGCCGAAGTGTCAATCGTCGTTTTGCGCATAGTTCACTCCATGGTCGGTTAATAAGTACTGCAGCCGGCTAATTTCCCGCTCCAGCGCGTCAATTTGCTGCAGCGCGTGCGCCAGATCGTAATTGCCGGCCATGTAAGCCGCGCGTTCGCGTTCGTCAAGTGTTAGATAATCTTTAATCGTTTGCATGTTATCTCCTTAAATTTCACGGTAAAGCGGAGGGATTAGACCGATTCCACATAAAACCGCTTCAGCGCGGGCGGCTTCTTCAGTCTTAAAATAGGCGCGATGCCCGCTTGAATAAATGACAGTCCAGTATATTTTGTGCATGTTAGTTACCATAATGCCTCTCCGTGGCTTTCGATTGTCGGAATCTGGCGCGCCGGTACAGGCACGCGCCGTGTGATATACCGGCCATTGGCCGGCGGAAAATCTTGCCAGCGGATCACTTCGTTGAAGCAATCCAGCTGGCCGTACTGCAGGCGATAGCGCATCACGCCGCCAATTTGATGCGAATTACCTTGCTCATCTTGACGCCGTGCGCCGGATAAGCAATTACTTTAATTTTCTTGTCATAGCAGGCACGGCACGGGCCACATGCGCCGCCATTGTCATAAGCGCCGCACAATGTCATACCGCGCTTGACATCGTCGGGCGTGGGCACGATCACGGAACCGTGAAGGCCTTTTGTGTACTGGCCAGTGACGCTGTCGGATGAAAACCGCACGCATACATTTTTCAGCGCCTGCATTTCAGACAGTACCTGCCGAAACTTCGGAAACTTGTGCATGCGCGTCGGGAGCCAATGTTTTACCCATGGCGTGCGGCGCATAACTTCGAGTATTTTTTCAGCCAAAGCGAGCGTATACATATCGCCGGAATCAAACCAGCGGAAATGCGTATCTTTGGCTAGTTCCTGAACCATATCGTCGCACCATTCGATCCGCTGCCAGTCTTCCTTATTGTGCCTGCGCGGTGCCTTGACATTCTCAAACCTATAGTTGCCGGTAGTGGCATAACAGCCTGCGCAGGCGTCGACCAGCTGGCCAGGCGCCGCGATACTACCTGGGCATGTTTCGAGCGCCTGCAGAGACCATGAGCGCACGCCGTCAAGTTTTGAAGTAACAGAGATTTTCATTTGGTCGGTTCCCCTAGTTAGTTAGTAAGCCAGCAACATAAAGACAAATAGCGCGAGTGATGCAAAGCCGAACACGGCGCAAGCGATTTCGAGAATGGTAGGTTTCATTTTTGGCCTTTCAATGATTTATTGAGCGCCTGCAGATATTGCAGGATTGGCACCGCTGAGTATTTGTCGCGGTTTATTTTGTCTGCAATAGCAGGGTTGAACGTCTCAAAAATGGCGTTGCCGGTGGCGTTCTCTACAATTACCCATGAAGCGGTTTTCATGTTTTTCTCCGGTTTGCTTAAAAAATAGGCAGTTATTTTGCTACACAATGTTTTGCTGCTGAAACCATTATAGCGGCACAAAAATAAATGTCAAGGATTGTTTTGCATTTATTTTGGTGTCTTTTTGTGACAGAAATGGGCGGATTGTGGCCGCCAAAAAACGCCCCATTTGACCCACGGCGAAACCTAGTCTGCGAGCGGCTTTTGGCATTTTGTGGACTATGTGACAGATTATTCTGTAAAGCTGATTTTTGTGTTTTTTCATTATCATTATGGCAATATTGTCAGGAATAGGACCGCGTTTACAGTAGCCGGTGCGATTTTAAACCATGGCCCACATTGCCCACATTGCCCACATAGCAGAATGACAACAAATAAAGTTATCCACAGATTTGATAACATTATGCTAACAGTTAGTGCTCACTAACCTGGTTAGTTAGTGCTCACTAACTTTGTAAGTGAGTACTCACTAACCTAATTAGTTAGTGCTTACTAACTTGCCAGGCTGACAACCATGTAAGTGAGTGCTCACTAACCTGGGGGGCGGGGGGCCGGCGGCTGGCCGGTCACGAAAACGGAGGGTCTGCACAAAATTTTTTATTTTTTACACGCAGCCAACGACCACCAGAAAAATAGCCCACATTGCCCACAAATTGACATCACGCGCAAATGCGCTAATATGCAGCCATGTTCAAATCCATCCCGTTCACCCCGCGCAAAGTCGAGGCGACCGAAGCCAGGCTGCAGGCCATCTATGACGCGGCTGCGCTTGGACTCAAGGGCGACTCGCTCGCGCTGGCTGCTGGTATGCTGCCCACCGAGTTCAGGCAGCTGTGCGAGCTTGACCCGGCTGCGGACATGGCCGCCATGAAAGGCCGCGCCGACAGTGAGATGGAGGCAAGTAGCCACCTGCGCGAAGCAGCCCGCGCTGGCGACAGCAAGGCGGCGCTCGCGATCCTGCAGCACAGCCACGGTTGGACGGCCCGCCAAGAGATTAGCGTCGACATCACGAACAAGATCAGCATCACGCAGGCGCTGCAGCAGGCACAAGAGCGCGTCATCGACGGGCTGATTACGGAACAGAAACCTCAACAGCTACCCACTAAAGTGACGAATGGCGCAACAGCCGATCTATGACGCCGAGGGCGAGCAGCTCCTAATGACGCGCCTCTGGGCGCCGACCATCGCTGACGACCCCGAGGCGTTCGTGTTGTTTGCGTTCCCGTGGGGGCAACCCAACACGCCGCTGGCCAAGTTCAAAGGCCCGCGCACCTGGCAGCGCAAGATACTGCGCAGGATAGCTAGCCATATTAAAAACAACCGTGGTCAGATTGACATGGACGCCCTACGCACTGCAGTCGCGTCCGGTCGAGGGATCGGTAAGTCCGCCTTAGTCAGCTGGCTCGTCTTGTGGATGCTGTCCACCCGCATCGGGTCTAGTGTGATCGTCAGCGCCAACTCAGAAGCCCAGCTTAGATCCGTGACATGGGGTGAGCTAACCAAGTGGCAGGCGATGGTGATTAACAGCCACTGGTGGGAGATCAGCGCAACCAAACTGGTGCCTGCCAAATGGATCACGGAGTTGGTTGAGCGCGACTTGAAGAAAGGTACGCGTTACTGGGCGGCTGAAGGCAAGCTCTGGTCGGAAGAGAATCCGGACAGCTACGCCGGTGTTCACAACCACGACGGCATGATGCTGATCTTCGACGAGGCCTCAGGTATCCCCGACGCCATCTGGTCGGTCGGTGCGGGCTTCTTTACCGAACCCATTTTAGACAGGTATTGGTTTGCGTTTTCCAACCCCCGGCGTAATCAAGGCTATTTCTACGAGTGCTTCAACGCCAAGCGTAACTTCTGGCACACGGAGAACATTGACTCCCGAACGGTCGAGGACACGGACAAGCAGATATATGAGCAGATCATTGCGGAATATGGCGAGGATTCGCCACAGGCTAGGGTTGAGGTCTACGGTGAATTCCCTTCGGCTGGCGAAGATCAGTTTATTGGTGCGTCTGCTGTCGACGATGCCGCCAACCGGCCACGCTACAAGGACGAGACGGCGCCAATTGTTGTCGGCGTTGACCCAGCTCGCGGCGGCGCGGACGCCACCGTCATCGTCGTCCGACAAGGACGGGATCTAGTCGCGATCAAGCGGTACCACGGCGAGGACACCATGACGACCGTTGGCCGGGTGATTGACGCCATCGAAGAGTACCGGCCAGCACTGACGGTAATCGATGAAGGTGGTCTGGGCTACGGGGTACTTGACAGGCTAAAAGAACAGCGTTACAAGGTGCGGGGAGTGAACTTCGGATGGAAGTCGAGCAAGCCCGTCATGTGGGGCAACAAGCGTGCTGAGATGTGGGGTGCAATGAAGGATTGGCTGCGAACGGCCAGTATCCCCAACGATAGGCAACTAAAAGCCGACCTGACCGGCCCGATGAAAAAGCCCGACTCGTCGGGAACAATCTATCTGGAAGGCAAGAAAGAAATGAAGTCGCGTGGCCTCGCGTCACCGGACGCCGCCGACGCACTGGCAGTGACGTTCGCGTTCCCGGTGGCGAGTCGTGAGTCGGGGTACGAGCGGGCGACGAAGCGCAGCGATGGGTATCAGCAGCGAACAATCGCCGCGACCAATTGGATGGGGGCGTAATGACAACGAAAAAAGGTGTGTCGTTAAGCGTTGGCCGGGGCGAGAAGCTGCCCGTCAGTAAGGGCGCCGGCCTAACAGCCAAAGGGCGAGAGAAGTACAACCGCGAGACAGGCAGCAACTTGAAGGCACCGGCGCCGCACCCGAAGACAAAGGCTGATGAGGGTAGGAAAAAGTCGTTCTGCGCCAGAATGGGGGCCGTTGCTGCCAAGGCTAAAGACGGCGAACGCGCGAAAGCGTCACTTAAACGATGGAAGTGCTGATTATGGCGACTAAACCTGGGCTGTACGCGAACATTCACGCTAAACGCGAGCGGATTAAGGCCGGATCGGGCGAAAAAATGCGCAAACCCGGCTCGCCTGGCGCGCCGACTAACAAAGACTTCAAGCAATCGGCCAAAACGGCTAAAAAGGGGAAGTAAGATGCCGCTCGTAAAGTCATCTAGCAAAGACGCCTTCCGGAAAAATGTAGCCGCTGAGGTAAAATCCGGAAAATCGGTGAAACAAAGTGTGGCTATCGCGTATGCGACCAAGCGCGCAGCCGCCAAACCAGCGAAAAAGATGAAGTAAATGGATCTCTCGCCCGACGAACAAGCAGTCATTGACTACCACAGGTCAAACCTGTACCAGAACCGGGGGATGAAGAACCCCGATGGGTCAATTACGACGTTCAAAGGGTCGGTTGTAGGCGCCGATGGCGGCCATATGATCCTACCAACTTACTGGCATGGGCAGGTTAGAGATATTCCCCAAGCCATGCGTTTTGCCATAAAATCCGGCATAAAGTTCCCCATCTACCCAACAGTTGAAGAAGCATTGGCCGCTGAACAGCGCCTGCACGGCATTATGGAGCAGGATTTGCGTGACTATAACGCGCGACCACAACCAAAAAAGATGAAGTAAATGGACTATACCGGCATAAATAAGGCAGCAAAAGTCGCCGATATCGGTGGAAATCCACCGCCCGACGACATCAAAAAAGACACACAGGATGTGTTGTCGACCATGCGAAAGCGCCTGCAAATGGCGATTTCTGCGCTGTCTGAGAGCCGAGAAGACGAACTAGACGACCTGCGCTTCTATGCAGGCTCGCCGGACAACCACTGGCAGTGGCCGGCAGATGTTCTGGCCACCCGTGGTGCAGTGCAAGGGCAGACGATCAACGCCCGTCCGACACTGACGATCAACAAGCTGCCGCAACATGTCCGACAAGTCACGAACGACCAAAGACAAAACCGTCCGAGCGGCAAAGTTATACCCGCTGACGACAACGCCGACCCAGAAGTCGCCGAAATCTACAACGGCATGGTCAGGCACATCGAGTACATCTCGGATGCCGACGTTGCCTACGACACCGCCTGCGAGAACCAAGTAAGCTACGGCGAAGGTTACATCCGCATCCTGACCGAGTATTGCGACGACGACACGTTCGATCAAGACATCAAGATCGCACGGGTACGCAACTCGTTTTCGGTCTACATGGACCCCACCATCCAAGACCCCTGCGGTGCAGATGCTAAGTGGTGCTTCATTACCGAAGACCTGCAACGCGCCGAGTACGAGCGCATGTTCCCCAACGCAAGCCCTATCTCGACCTTGCAGGCGCAGGGTGTGGGCGACCAATCGATCTCGGTCTGGATCAACCAGGACACCGTGCGTATTGCTGAGTATTACTACGTCGAGTACGACAACGCGACACTGAACCTGTACCCCGGCAACGTGACAGCTTTTGAAGGTTCGCCCGAAGCTCGCCAGATGAAGCAGATGGGTGTCAAGCCTGTGCGTAAGCGTCAGGTACACGCCAAGCGGGTCAAGTGGTGCAAAACCAACGGCTACGAGATGTTGGAAGAGCAGGATTGGATCGGCAAGTGGATCCCGGTCGTGCGCGTCATTGGTAACGAGTTTGAAGTTGACGGCAAGCTGTACGTGTCGGGTCTGGTGCGTAATGCTAAAGACGCCCAGCGCATGTACAACTACTGGACGAGCCAAGAGGCCGAGATGCTAGCCTTGGCACCCAAAGCGCCATTCATTGGTTATGGTGGCCAGTTTGAAGGCTACGAGATGCAGTGGAAGACGGCCAACACGCAGAACTGGCCGTATCTGGAGGTCAATCCAGACGTAACAGACGGCTCTGGAGCTGTCCTGCCGCTGCCACAACGTGCCGCCCCACCGCTGCCGCAGACCGGCCTGATTCAGGCCAAGATGGGCGCCTCAGACGACATCAAGTCGACCACGGGGCAGTACGACACTAGTCTTGGAGCGACATCGAATGAGCGTTCGGGCAAGGCGATTATGGCGCGCGAGCGTCAGTCTGACACTGGCACTTATCATTACGTGGACAATCTGGCACGGGCTATTAGGCACGTCACTCGCCAGATTGTTGACCTGATCCCGAAGATTTACGACACCCAGCGGGTTGCCCGCATTATTGGCGTGGACGGCGACACCGACATGGTCAAGCTCGACCCCACCCAGCCAATGCCAGTCAAGAAGATCGTGGATCAGAACAACATCGAGATCGACAAGATATACAACCCCGGCGTAGGTAAGTACGACGTCGTGGTGACCACCGGCCCGTCCTACATGACCAAGCGTCAGGAGGCACTGGACGCGATGGGCATGATCCTGCAGTCCAACCCGCAGCTCTGGCAAGTCGCCGGCGACCTGTTCATCAAGAACATGGATTGGCCAGGCGCACAAGAGATGGCCGAACGGTTTGCTCGCGTCATCGACCCGAAAGTGCTGGGCGATGGTTCGGACGACAGCCCCGAGATGCAGATGGCCAAGCAGCAGATCGAGGCGATGGGCCAAGAGCTGGATCAGCTCCAGCAGATGCTGCAAAACGTCGGCAAGTCGGTCGAGGTGCAGGACTTGGAGCGCAAGAACTTCGAGGCCGAGATCAAGGCGTATCAGGCTGAGACACAGCGGCTGACTGCCATATCTGGCGCTATGAATCCCGAACAGGTGCAAGAAGTCGTCATGCAGACTCTGCGTGATGTGATGACCACAGGTGACTTGGTGATGCAGCAGCAGAGCCAGCAGCTGATGGGCGACATGGCCATGCCGCAGGAAATGCCGCAAGAAATGCAGCAAATGCCGCCTGAAATGGGTATGATCCCACCTGAATCGGCTGAAATGCCGCCAGAAATGATGAATATGCCGCCTCAGGAGCCAATGGTATGAACGCCGCAGACTTTGTAGGTACGCTGTTTTTGGGTCGTGATGTGGCTCATTCAGTGCATCTGAACACCCGCAGTTACGCCAAACACAAGGCGTTGCAGAAGTTTTACGACGGTATTGTTGATTTAGCGGACAGTTTTGCTGAAGCTTATCAGGGCAAGTACGGCCTGATCGGCCCAATTACGTTGCAGTCTGCCAAAAAGCAGGGCAATATTTTGGAATTCCTGCAGGATCAGCTAGATGAAATACATGCTGCGCGCTACAAGGTCGTCGATAAGGAATGCACGGCAATCCACAATATCATCGACGAAATTGAAGGGCTGTACATGTCAACGCTCTATAAATTGAAGTTTCTTGCTTGAGGTAAAACATGGCAAATTACACCTATATCACGGCTTCGGCCAACATTAAACCGATGGCGGGTAAGCTGAAGGGTATTTTTGTCAGCGCAGCTTCTAGCACCCCGACCATTACTGTCTACGACTCAGCTGCAGCGACCACGACTACCACGATTTTGGGAACGTTCACGCCGGCTGCTGCCACGTCATACCTGCTGCCGCTCGACGGCGCGTATGCTAAAAATGGCATTTATGTTGTAATCAGTGGTACAGTAAACGCAACAGTTATTTACGAGTAAATCGAAATACCGCACAGGTGCGGCACACCTGGGATTCTTTAGGAATCGACAATGTCTGACGAAGTACAAAATGAACTAGCGGCAGTGCCCGCGCCGGAACCGGAACCGACGGCAGTACCGGAACCCGAAGCAGTTGCGCCGGAAACTGAAGAGCCAAAACCAGCTAAAGTCTTCACACAAGAAGAGCTCGATGCTGCGATTGGCAAGCGGCTTGCAAGAGAACAGCGTAAGTGGGAAAGAGAACAGGCACGTCGAGCGCAAGAAGCGCCTGCCGCACCTGCCGAACTCCCACCGGTTGAGAATTTTAACTCTGTCGATGAATACGCCGAAGCATTGGCGGTTCGTAAAGCAGAAGAATTGCTCGCCAGACGTGAAGCTGATCGCGAACGCATGAGTATGCTTGAGGCATATCAGGATCGTGAAGAGGACGCGCGGACTAAGTATGAGGACTTTGAACAAGTCGCATACAACCCCGCACTGCCGATTACGAGAGAGATGGCTGAGACTATTCAATCGTCTGATGTCGGCCCCGAACTAGCGTATTACTTGGGTTCGCACCCAAGCGAAGCTAGCCGGATTTCACGCTTATCGCCTATTCTGCAGGCCAAAGAAATCGGCAAACTAGAAGCTAAGATTGCTTCAGAACCGGTTTTAAAGAAAACAACTAGCGCCCCACCTCCGATAGCACCGATTAGCGGTCGTGGCACTGGCGCGCCGTCTTATGACACAACTGACCCACGTTCTATCAAGAACATGAGTACGTCAGAGTGGATTGAGGCAGAGCGCCAGCGTCAAATCAAAAAGTGGGAAGCTCAACGTAATCGCTAACTTTTTTTTAGGATATAAATCATGGCAAACTCGATTCTTACCATCGACATGATTACCCGCAAGGCTCTCGAAATCCTTGAGAACAACCTGGTAATCTCTCGTAACGTCAACCGCCAATACGACGACTCGTTCGCCGTTGAAGGTGCAAAAATTGGTTCCACTCTGCGTATCCGCTTGCCGGACCGCGCTTTGGTGACCGACGGTGCCGCCCTGCAAACTCAGGACGACAACGAACAGTACACCACACTGTCGGTGGCTTCGCAGAAGCATATCGGCATTAACTTCACTTCTGCCGAACTCACCATGCAGTTGGATGACTTTGCAGAGCGTGTTCTGAAGCCTCGTATTTCGCAGCTGGCTGCATCCATTGATGCTGACGTTGCTAATGCGTACAAGAACATCTTCAATTCCGTCGGCACCCCCGGCACCACCCCATCGACTTCGCTCGTTCTGCTGCAAGCGCAACAGAAACTGAACGAAAACGCTGCTGTGATGTCGCCACGTTACGCAACTGTTAACCCAGCTGCTAACGCCGGTCTGGTCGAAGGCATGAAAGGTCTGTTCAACCCAACCGACACCATCAGCCGCCAATTCAAGAACGGCATGATGGGCACAGGTGTTCTGGGCTTCGATGAAGTCAACATGTCTCAGTCGATCAAACAGCACACCACTGGTAGCTGGGGTACTTCGATCACTGTGACTTCAACTGTCACTACCGAAGGTCAGTCCACTCTGCCAATCAGCTTTACTGGTTCGAGCAAGACTTGGAACGTCGGCGACGTGTTCACCATTGCTGGTGTTAACGCTGTCAACCCACAGACCCGTGAGTCCACAGGTTCGCTGCAGCAGTTCGTTGTGACTGCTGTTGCTTCCGGCTCCTCGACTGCTACTCTGTCGATCAGCCCAGCTCTGTACTCCGCTGGTCAGGCTTTGGCCACTGTTGACGCTCTGCCTGTTTCGGGCGCTGTTGTCACCATGTTGGGTTCGGCTGCTACCCAGTACGCTCAAAACCTCGTCTATCACAAAGACGCAATCACGCTGGCTACCGCCGACCTGCTGATGCCACAAGGCGTCGACATGGCGTCACGTCAAGTTCATAACGGCATCTCGATGCGTATCGTTCGTCAATACGACATCAACAATGACCGTATGCCTTGCCGTATCGACGTTCTGTACGGCTACAGCACGATTCGTCCGCAAATGGCTTGCCGCATCTGGGGCTAAGTCTTGGTGGGGGCTTTGGCCCCCATTGACAACATCTTTTAAAGGAAAATTATCATGGCACTTCCTAATGGCGCTGGTGGCTATCAAATTGGTGATGGCAATATCAACGAAGCAATTATCAAGACGGTTCCTGTTCCCGCAACCGCAACTGCAACCGCTACTCTGACTGCTGCTCAAGTTCTGAACGGCATTCTGCTCGGTAGCCCAGGCACTTCGGCAGCTAGTTACACGCTGCCTACCGTGTCGGATCTGGAAGCAGCACTGCCTGCAGCAACTAAGCCCGGCGTGTCTTTTGACTTCTCAGTGGTTAACGTCGACGGCTCTAGCTCCGGCGTTATCACTCTGGTCGCAGGCACTGGCTGGACTATCGTTGGTCTGGCAACTGTTGTGGCTACTGCTGGTACGGCTCAAGCTTTCCGCGCGCGCAAGACCGGCGACGGCGCTTGGACTCTGTATCGTATGGCTTAATTTGACGGGGGCTTCGGCCCCTGTTTTTCAAAGGATAAATTATGTCAAATACGAAACCTATTGGTGTTGCGTATACTGACCAAGACATCATCGGTTCAGATTACGTTTTATCTAGTGGTCAACTAGGTTATACGACTACAGCTCAAGGCACAGTAACTCAGGCAACCAGCAAATCTACCGCTGTGACCCTGAATACTTCGGCGGGTCAAATTACAATGAACAACGCCGCTTTGGCGTCGGTTACCAACGTAACTTTTACCCTCAATAACTCACTTATCAGCAGCAACGATATTCTTATCCTTAATGTGTCCGGCGGTGCTACCTCCGGCGCGTATAACTGCTGGGTATCGGGGTTAAGTGCTGGTTCAGCGACTATCACTGTGCGTAATATTTCTGGCGGCTCGCTGTCAGAAGCAGTGGTGATTAACTTTGCTTTGATTCACTGTCAGTAATTAAGGCGGGGCTTCGGCCCCGTTCTACCCTATGCCTATATATTTACAACACCCAGTTCACGGCACCAAAGTCGCCACTATGGAGATGGAAGCCGAATTTGATGAACAAAACGGCTGGCTTCGGTATAATCCCGACACGCCTTCAGCTCCTGAAGCGGCGGCACCAGCCAATGAACTGGAAGTTAAACGTCGTCGTAGCCGCACTACCGTAGAGGCGGCAGCTTAAAGGAGTAGACATGGCAACCGCCTTCGACCAGATCAAAGCGGCACTTCGGCTCATAGGCCAGCTGGCTGAAGGTGAAGAGCCATCTCCGCAGGCCGCTCAAGACTCGCTAAACGCCATGAATCAGATGATTGATTCGTGGAACACAGAGCGCCTGTCGGTATTCAATACGATCGATCAGACCTTTCTTTGGCCTGCAGGAGAAATCCAGCGCCATCTTGGCCCGTCCGGCGCAAGCATAGGTGGGTTTGACGGTCTTCGTCCGGTTTTGCTCGATGATTCGACTTACTTCCGCGACCCGCAGACCAACGTGTCGTTTGGCATTAAGTTCATCAATCAGCAGCAATACGACGGCATTGCGGTCAAAACCGTGACCTCCACGTATCCACAAGTCATGTGGATCAACATGGAGTACCCCAATATTCAGATGACGATCTACCCCAAACCCACGCGGGAGTTGGAGTGGCACTTCATCAGCGTGCAGGAGTTGGATCAGCCGGCAACGCTAAACACCAACCTGACGTTCCCGCCAGGCTATCTGCGGGCGTTCAAGTACAACTTGGCAATGGAAATTGCCAACGAGTTTGGCGTTGAGCCTATGCCGCAAGTGCAGCGGATCGCCATGACGTCCAAACGTAACCTGAAGCGCATCAACAATCCTGACGACGTGATGTCCATGCCATACTCGTTGGTGGCAACTCGTCAGCGGTTTAACATCTACGCCGGTAATTACTAAGCCGTGAAGACGCCTATCCTTGGCCAATCCTACGTGGCTCGCAGCGTCAATGCTGCCGATAGCCGCATGGTGAACCTGTTTCCTGAAGCCACACCGGCACCGGAAGGTATGGAGCCTGCGTACCTGAACCGGGCGCCAGGCTTGCGTAAGCTAGGCGTTGTCGGCACTGGCCCTATTCGGGGGCTGTGGTCGTATGGCAGCTACATGTACGCTGTCTCAGGCAGCAAACTGTACCGCGTGGACAGCAACTGGGCAGCCATTCCGCTAGGTAACGTCAGTGGTACTGGCCCCGTGTCGATGGTCGACAATGGCACACAGCTCTTCATTGCGGCCAACCCTGATGGCTACATCTACGATGCGTCGACCGAAGAGTACGCCGAAATTACCGACGTAGACTTTCCAGGCGCGGTGACGGTCGGTTACTTGGACGGCTACTTTATTTTCCAAGAGCCAAACTCGCAGAAATTCTGGACATCTCAATTGCTTGATGGCACCCAGATTGATCCGCTGTCGTTTGCCAGCGCCGAAGGTATGCCGGACAACTTGGTGTCGCTGTTTGTGGACCACCGCGAGGTTTGGCTGTTTGGCACCCAATCAGTTGAGGTCTGGTACGACGCAGGCACCTCGCCGTTTCCTCTGGCTCGCATCCAAGGTGCGGTCAACGAGATCGGCTGCGCGGCGACTTTCTCGGTCGCCAAGATGGACAACTCGCTGTTTTGGCTAGGCGCTGATGCCCGTGGTCAAGGCATCGTGTTCCGTGCCAATGGTTACTCTGGCCAGCGCATTTCAACCCATGCGGTCGAGTACGCTATCCAGAGCTACGGCACTATCTCAGACGCCATTGGTTTTACTTATCAGCAGGATGGCCATTCGTTTTACGTGCTGACCTTTCCAACTGCCCAAAAAACTTGGGTGTTTGATGTGGCCACGGGCGCATGGCATGAGCGCGCTGGGTTTGCCAACGGCCAGTTCATCCGTCACCGGGCGAACTGTCAGACCTTTTTCAACAACCAAGTGGTAGTCGGCGACTTCCAAAACGGCAAGATTTACGCTTATGACTTGGATGTGTTTGCTGACGACAATTTGCCACAAAAGTGGCTGCGGTCGTGGCGGGCGTTACCCACCGGCCAGAACAACTTGAAGCGTACCGCCCAGCACGCCTTGCAGCTTGAATGCGAGACGGGCGTCGGCATCGTGACCGGTCAAGGCAACGACCCTAAAGTTATTTTGCGCTTCTCAGACGACGGTGGCCACACATGGTCAAACGAGAAGTGGGCCGGCATGGGCAAGATGGGCAATTACGGATTCAGAGCGTTCTGGCGTCGGTTAGGCATGACTGACAAGCTGCGTGACCGCGTGTACGAGGTGTCCGGCACCGACCCCGTCAAGATCGCCATACTGGGTGCCGAACTCGCGTTGTCCGGCACCAATGCCTAATCCCGATAACGAGCCACAACTACCCAAGAACCAATCGCCGATTACCGACGATCGGACAGGGCTTGTCTCGCGTGATTGGTACCGGTTTTTCCTAAACCTGCTTAATAAAGCCAATAGTGGCGGCGGGGGCGGTACAGGCACGGTCACATCGGTCAACGTATCGGGCGGCACGACGGGTTTAACGACCTCTGGTGGCCCTGTCACAACGTCTGGCACGATTACAATGGCCGGCACGTTAAACGTCGCCAACGGCGGCACAGGCGCTACTACCGCGGCGAATGCCCGCACTAACTTGGGCGTACCTAGCACTACGGGATCAGGCGCGTCTGGTACGTGGGCTATTGACATCACGGGCAACGCTGCAACAGTCACCAACGGCGTTTATACGACCGGCTCGTATGCCGATCCGACATGGATTACATCGATTGCCGGCAGTAAAGTTACCGGCAACATTAGTGGCCAAGCAGGCAGCGTAGCCAACGCCCTGACTGCCGGCACCGGCATCTCGTACAGCGTTGGTACGACTTACAACGGCTCGGTAGCGGTTACGATCAACAATTCCGCGCCAGACCAGACGGTGTCCTTGACCGGCGGCACAGGGATTAGCACGTCCGGTACGTACCCGAACTTTACGATCACCAACACGCTGCCCATGACGTATCCTGGGGCGGGCATCCCGAACTCAACCGGCACGGCGTGGGGCACGTCGTACTCGACTACAGGCTCTGGAACGGTGGTGGCACTGGCTACATCGCCAAGCTTTACCACGCCAATCCTCGGCACCCCGCAGTCGGGCAATTTCAGTACCGGCACGTTTACTTGGCCCACATTTAATCAGAACACGACCGGGTCTGCCGCCACGCTGACCACCGGCAGGACTATCTCTATTACGGGTGATTTGGCTTACACCAGCCCTAGTTTTGACGGTTCGGCTAATGTGACGGCTGCCGGCACTTTGGCAACTGTGAACGCCAACGTGGGCAGTTTTACGAACGCGTCGATTACGGTCAACGGCAAAGGTTTAATTACCGCTGCGTCTAGCGGCACCGCGCCTGTCACGTCGGTCACCGGCACGTCGCCTGTGGTGTCGTCAGGGGGCGCAACACCTGCTATTAGCTTGGCGTCCGGCTACGGCGACACGCAGAATCCGTATGCCAGTAAGACGGCCAACTATTTCTTGGCTGCACCCAACGGTTCTGCCGGCGTGCCGACCTTCCGTGCGATTGTTGCGGCTGACATTCCGACGCTGAACCAAAATACCACTGGTACGGCCAGTAATGTGACCGGGACGGTCGCGATCGCTAACGGCGGTACCGGCCAGACAACTGCCAGTGCAGCCTTTAATGCTTTGTCGCCGGTCACTAGTACAGGCGACTTGATTATTGGCAACGGCGCCAACAGCTCAACCCGCCTGCCGATTGGCGCGAATAATTATGTGCTGACATCAAACGGCACAACCGCTGTGTGGGCAGTAGCCAGCGGTTCGGGCGCAACGATTACGAACGACACCAGTACGTCAACGAACGTCTACCCGACGTTCGCAGCTGCTACGTCCGGCGCGCTGTCGACCATCTATACCAGCAATGCAAAACTGCTGTACAAACCCAGTACCGGTGAATTAACATCCACGGCAGTAGCGGCATCAAATGGCATATTTGTCAATAGTTTAACTATCGGCACCAGTTACACGATTGCTTCTGGGTATTCCGGCATGTCTGCTGGTACGGTGACTATTTCTAGCGGCGTGACGGTAACGGTATCTTCAGGCTCACGATGGGTGGTAGTGTGAACGCGGTTGAGATATTTAATTCTGACAGTACGGCGGTTGTTACGCCAGAGTTAATGCGGCAAAAAGTCGTAGCATTGCAAAATGCATTGCTAGAAATGCCGCAGGCTGATATTGAAACAACACACACGTTTTTGCCGGGTGTGTATGAGCGAAAAATTACGATACCGCCTTGGACAGTGTTGACCGGGGCCGCACACAAAACAGGTTACCGCGTGCGGTTGGAAAAAGGCACGATTGCGGTAAACCGTGAAACTGAAGTGGTTGTGTTAACAGCGCCTTGTGAGTTTGATGCTAAAGCAGGTGAGCAACGAGCTGGACAAGTGTTTGAAGATGAAGTTGTCTGGGTAGATGTGTATGACAACCCTGACGATTGCCAAGACCTAAATGTGCTGGAAGATCGCTTGTATGTAGTGCCAGAGTGCGGATTAGGTGATGCTCGTAAACGATTGGCGCTTGAAAATGAAATTGAGATTGTAAAGGAACTATCATGGCCGGATGGACAGCAGCCGCAATCGGGGGCGCCGCGTTAATAGGCGGCTACGCTTCTAATCAAGCAGCTAAAAAACAACTGCAAGGACAGCAAGAAGCGAATGCTGCGCAAGAGCGCATGTACAACAAAAGTGTTGAACTGCAAGAACCTTTCCGGCAAGCAGGCGTCAACGCGCTGCCCGAACTGGTGGCTGCGTCTCGCTATACGCCATTTGGCATGGAACAATTCCAAGCTGATCCCGGCTATGGTTTTCGGCTTAGAGAAGGGCTAAAAGCTTTAGATCGTTCAGCTGCCGCAAGAGGTGGTTTGTTGTCTGGTAATCAACTGCGTGGCGTTACTGAATTTGGCCAAAATTTAGGGTCGCAAGAATTTGGCAATGCGTTTAACCGCTACCAACTAGAGCGCCAAGCGCGGCTTGGGCCATTGCAAAGTCTGACTGGCATGGGGCAAACGACTGCCAATACATTGACGGGCCTTGCAGGTACATACGGCCAAAATATGGCGCAAAATGCCGCAAATGTGGGCAACATTCGTGCGTCAAGCTACATGAACACTGCTAATGCATTGGCGGGGGGACTTGGCACTGGGCTAAACTACTATCAAAATCAGCAAATGATGGATCGGTATTTTCCGCGACCAAATACTGGTGGAACAGCGCCGCTAGGTATGCCGGGCAATCCGTTCCCTTATGACGTTACTTCTGAGAGGTAAATCATGGCTGGTATTGATTACACTATCCCAGGGCAATTTAAAGGCATTCAGCTTGAATCGCCTATGAACGCTATGGCGCAAGCCATGCAACTGCGCAACTTGCAAGAGACATCTGAGATCAATGCGCTCAGAGCGCGGGAAGCTTCGCAAATGAATGCGCTGAAAACGCAAGAGTATCAGCGCGGGGTAGAAAACCGAAATAAACTTGCCCGTATACATGCAGACCCTAAAGTAAAAATTGGTTCACCAGAATATTTGGAGCGCGTATATACAGAAGTGCCGGATTTGTATAACGACATAGCGACTAAAATTGCGAACCGAGAAAGTGTGTTGTCGCAAATAGAAACGCGCGAAGCTGCTGCCCAAAAAAGCAAATTTGATTTAGATCTAGCAAAAAGAAAAGAAGAAAGAGACGCTTTAGATCTTCGACTAAAACAATTTAACGAGACGTTTCCTGCATACAACATTAAGTCTGAACAGGATGTTGAAGCCCGCATTTTGGCGATGGCTAACGATGAAACGCTTGGCCCGCTAGCAACCCGTTTTGGGTCGCTTGGTGACACGCTTGAGCGCAATAAAGCTGAATTTAGGCGCGACCCACGTAATTACGTTGCGCGCTTAGCTGGCACGTCGGCAGAGGAAATTTTAAAAGCTGCTGATGCCCGCGAAACTGAAGACTACAACAACTACAAAGTTGCAGAAGTTTTTGCTGGACGTACGCCAGTTGACCGTGACACTTATCTAAGAAGTCGCCGCGAGCCGCAGGCAGCAATGCCGGCCCCTGCGCCAGCCGCAGTCACAGCGCCAGCAACAGTGGATACTACGGCTCCAGTAGTAGCTACTACAGCGGCAGATGGGTCTAAAGTATTCCCGCCAGTTACTAAAATTGGTCAAACAGGTGGGTTTGATTATCTTGATCCTACGGCGCAACGGTTACTTCAGTTAGCGGCTACAGCTAAAACCACTAATGAAGCAGAAGCCTATAGATCGGCCGCCGCTAAAATTCAAACCGCGTTTGAAAAAGATGTCGAAGAAAAACGAAAAGCAGGTCAGCTTACTGGAGAATTTTTTAATGTAGCTCTAGCACGACAAAAAGTGCAAGAGCTTAGAAAATTGCCGCCAACTAAAGACAATTTAGAAGTCATAAACGATCTTTTAGATTTGATTAAAACGGCTAAAGAAGGAAAAGCACCTAAAGTTCACGTTAATGTTCCCGTATCCGTATCTACCGAGAAAAAATACGGTGAGAAATTTGCTGGCAATATCGCCGATTCTGATGTTGCTTTGCGAGATGCTGCAGAACGCGCGCCTGATACTGCAAATACTGCAAACCGCGTGTTAAGCCTGTTGCAAAGTGGTCAGGTTATTACTGGTTCAGCAGCAAACATTAAACTGCAACTTGCTAAACTTCTTAATTTAGGTGGCGGCAGCGATAGCGAAGCAATTACCAACACCGAAGTTCTTATGTCTTCGCTTGCCGAAAGTACCTTGGGCGCAATTAAATCGTCTGGGTTAGGTTCTGGGCAAGGATTTACAGATAAAGACCGCGAATTTTTGGAGCGGGCTAAGTCTGGTCAGATTACTTATGAAGCAAGCTCACTAAGACATTTGGCCGAACTTGCACATAAAGCTTCAACCGCTACTGCAGCTAAATGGAATAAGCGCGTAAAAGAAATACCTAAATCGGCAATTGAAGGTACAGGTATTAGCACCGCGCCTGTAGAAGTCGCCCCAGTATACAGGGCGAATAGCGGCGCGCAAGGCGCAGTTGACGTTATGATTGACGGCAAATTAAAACGGTTTAAAAACAAACAAACTTTAGATGCTTACAAAGCCGCAGGCGGGAAGGTAGACTAATAATGGGCGCCAATGACGAATTGCTAAAGCGCTTTGGTGCCGTAGACGTCCCGTCGTCTGAAAACGCGTCGGCTAATGAGACGTTGTTGCAAAAATTTGGCGCTCAAGACGTAAGCGAAGAGCGCATACCGGCTCCGCGTCGTACCTATTCTTTTGGTGAAGCGCTAATAGAAGCGCCATTTAGTGCGTCAGGCGACGCGGCTAAACAGCTTACGGGACTTAAAGAGGCGGTTGAAGACCCCGCCCGAACATTAGGTGGTTTGTTTGACCTAGCTGCAGGCACATTGCGCGTAGCGGTGCCGGCGCCTGTGCGGGCTTTTGTCGATTCTTTTGACGCTAACCCAGAAGCGGCTAAACGTGCTACTGAAGCCGCAAAAGCTTTAGGCGGTGAATACGCTGAAAACTACGGCAGCTGGGAAGCTATTAAGCGCAGTATCGCCGAACGACCAATATCCACAATTTCTGATTTATCTTTGCTGCTTAGCGGCGGGGCGGGGCTTACCAAACTAGGCTCCAAAGCAACTGCAACGGTCGCGCCTTCCGTATCCGCACCGCTAGCAAGCACCGCGTCTATGCTTCAAACCGGCGCACGGCGTACCGATCCATTTTCCGCTATTGCACCGGTAGTAGAGACGGGCGGCAAAATGGTGGGTGCGGGCGTTAACTATTTAAACCGGGTTGCCAACCCTAAATTTGCTGCTTTGGTAGATGCTACTGAAGGTCGTGGGCAAGCGATTATTAACGCGCTGCGTAACTACGACGAATACGTAGCGGGCGGTATGCCTACGGCGGGCGTGGCTGCAACGCCAGCAGGCGCCACTAAATACGCCGCGTTGCAATCGGAAGTTGCAAAGCGTATGCCGACTGAATATTACGAGCGTGATATTGCTAATAAAGCCGCCCGTGAGCAAGCATTAGGTCCTATCGCGCAAGATAAAGCCGCGATGACTGCAGCTGAAAATGCTAGAACTGCTAAATCTGGCCCTCTCTATACAGCGGCTGAACAAGGCGTGGCAGACGTTAGCGGTGTAGTTTCAACAATTGACGATTTAATTGCTAAAAACCCTGGCAATACTGTGTTGGTGCGCGAGATGCGGGAAATTCGCAAAGGTTTAGTCGCGGACAAAAAGACAGGTGCTTTGCGTACTGATGCAAAAGAAATAATGTCAGTCATTGACGACATTAAGAGTCGATTGGCTAAAGAAGATACTAAATTTATCAAAGGCAAATTACGCGACGTCCGAGAACTGCTAACTGATGCAGTGCCAGGCTATCGTGCAGCCCAAGAAAAGTTTGCTGAAATGAGTAAGCCAATCAACATTATGCAGGTTGGCCAATATCTTGAAGGCAAACTTAAACCGGCAATTGAAACGCCAGTGGCAGAAAGCGCGGGCAGATTTTCTGAAGCGTTGAAGAATGCGCCTACTACAATAAAGCGGTCAACAGGTGACAGCCGGTTTCAAGAGCTGTCACAAATTCTGTCGCCCGATCAAGTTAAGGTCGTCGAAGGCATTCGTAAAGATTTGGCTCGCGAAGCTGAATTTAAGGCGCAAGCTGCTGCAGGATCAAAAAGCGGCAAAGCCGTGCCTGCTGCTGAATTGTCTAAATCTCCGGCGTTTTTTAGTCGTTTAGCTACGCTTGCCAACACAATTATTGATCGTTTACAGGGTAAGATTAACGAAAAAGTCGCGCTAGAGTTGGCGGCTGAAATGTTAGATCCTAAACTGGCAGCTGATGTGCTGGAAAAAGCAATGGCGCGGCAAGCCAAAGGTGAGCGTTTGGCTGACCCGTTTCAGCGGGCTGGACGTGGCGCGTCGCGTATGATGCGTGGTGAAACGGGGCTTGGTTTACGTTCGCCGCTGACGTTAGGTGGCGTGCAAGTAAGTAACGCCTTGGCGCCAGAAAACCGAAACAAATTGAGGAAATAAATGGCATCCTTAACCCCAACACCCAAGCAGCAGTTCTTCGATGCCAACGGTAACCCGCTGGTAGCCGGTAAGGTCTACACCTACGCCGGCGGCACGACGACACCGATTGCGACCTACACCGACCAGGCAGGCGGAACAGCTAACGCCAACCCGATTATTCTTGACTCGCGTGGCATGGCCAACATTTGGCTGCAGCCAACCGTTGCGTACAAGTTCGTCATCACCGACGAGAACGACGTCACCCAGTACACCACTGACAATATTTTGGTGCCCTTGGACAACCTGTCGTTCGGCTCGCCGCCACCGATCGGTGACGTGTCGCCCAACACTGGCGCGTTCACTACTCTTTCGGCCACACAAGATGTCACCTTCTCCGGCTTTGGTTACGTCCAGATGCCTGTGGGCGCCACGACCGACCGGCCTGCCGTGCCTGCTGAAGGCATGTTCCGTTACAACAGCACGCTAGACGTTTTTGAAGGTTACTCCAATAGCGCCTGGGGGCAAGTGGGCGGCAACGGCGCGTCCGGCGGCGGCAGCGACGAAGTGTTCTACGAAAACGATCAAACCGTCACGATCAGCTATACAATACCGTCGACCAAGAATGCCATGTCCACCGGCCCGATCACATTGGGTAGCGGGTTTAGTGGTACCGGCAGTATCGCAGGCACGACCTTGACAATCGCCTCGGTCACCACAGGCGCCTTGGGTGTGGGGTCGGTCATTACCGGGTCAGGTGTGACTGCCGGCACAACGATCACGGCGTTGGGCACTGCTACTGGCGGTATTGGTACTTACACGGTCGATGTGTCGCAGTCGGTGTCTTCGACGACAATCACGGCTGCGGTAATTGTCACCGTTTCATCTGGCGCTCGGTGGGTTGTACTTTGATACAAGGATAAATCATGGCAAGTTTAGTTCTTTCAGGCGACACAAGCGGATCGATTACCGTATCGGCTCCTGCTATTGCTGGCAGCAATACGCAGACATTGGTAGCAACTACTGGAACGTTGGCTCCGATTGTGTCGGGCACAGCGGTAACGGCTTCTAGCACAAGCGTTGACTTTACTAGCATACCGTCATGGGTGAAGCGTATTACGATAATGTTTAATGGTTTAAGCACTAACGGGTCAAGCGCTATACAAATACAACTAGGCTCGGGTAGTTTTACAACATCTGGGTACTTGTCTTACGCCACCAGTACATTCTCTTCCTCTAGTGATTCTACCTCTAGCACTTCTGGCTTATTACTTACAACAGGAGTTGGTGCTGCCGCAACTGTAGTTGGTGCAATGCGGTTAAACAATATTACGGGCAATACTTGGGTTATGGATTGTTCGCAAGGCGGCGTAAACGGCGGTGGAACTGCGGGGTCTAGGACTAGCGGGGGCGTTATTGCCCTCTCAGGCACATTAGACCGCGTCCGCATTACAACAGTCAACGGCACCGACACCTTCGACGCTGGCACCATCAACATCCTTTACGAGTGAGAGACGATCATGGCTGGAACTATCGTAGCAGATCAACTAGAAGCCGCGTCGACAAGCACGTTGGTGATTAAGAACGGTGTGGCTAACACGCCGCCAACGATTCAGGATAGCGCAGGTACGCAGATTGGTACGTTCTGTCGTGCGTGGGTGAACTTTAACGGTACAGGCACTGTCGCTATTCGCGCGTCGTTTAATGTGACTTCAATTACGGATAATGGTACAGGTGACTATACGGCCAACTTTACCAATGCGTTGCCAGATGCAAACTTTTCCGCGATTGGCGTTTGTACTTTAAATGACACTATTGTTGCTGGCAACACTCAACGTGGATTTTCACCTCGGTCGTATGCAACAACTTCTGTAAGGTTTGTGGTGACTGACGGTGGCTCTGGCGTTGACCCATTATTTTGCAATGTCGGCATTTTCCGTTAATAAGGACTAACAATGGACAAGCGCATAATTTATCCTAACGACGATGGCGGCATCTCCATCATCATCCCAGCGGAATCGGTTGAAGCGGCTATGAAAGACATTCCTGCTAGCAAGCCTTACAAGATCATTGATGCGGCTGACGTACCTTCTGACCGTACATTCCGTAATGCTTGGACGGCTGATTTTACTGAGGTGACTGAATGATTGGTGTGTACACAATAGTACATACACAATCACGTAAATTTTACGTCGGTAGCTCAATTGACGTTAAAAAAAGATTAATAACTCACAAGTCAAAATTAAGAAACAACAGGCATCATTGCAACTATTTACAAAATGCGGTGAATAAATACGGTATAGACAGTTTTCAGTTTATTGTTCAATGTGAAGCAAAAACAGAAAGTGAAGCTAGGGAAATAGAACAAGCAGTGCTTGACGCATTTTTTTCGGATACTTACAACTCAAAAAACACTGCTCTCGGCGCTTCTGTTGGGGAATTAAACCCAATGAAAAGGCCGGAAATAGCAAAAAAAGTGAGCGAAAAAAGAAAAGGTATGGTTTTCACTGCCGCTCATGTTGCAAGAATGAGCGAGGTTAGGAAAGGCAAGCCAACCAAAAGAAAAGGCCATAAAGCATCTGATGAAGCTAGACTTAAAATGCGCCTTGCTAGACTTGGTAAACCTTCACCAAAAAAAGGCATTGTATTGTCAGCTGAACAAAGAGAAAGAATGTCAAAAGCTAGAACTGGCGTTAAGATAGGAAAATACTCAACTATTATTTGCAAGCATTGCGGTAAAGTTGGCGCTGGCGGTGCTATGTCTAGATGGCATGGAGATAACTGCAAATTGAAAGGTTTATAAAATGACTATTCAGATAGATTTTGACAAGGCCAAGGCGATTACCAAAGACCGGCTACGTGCTGAACGTACACCACTGCTAGCTGCTCAAGATGTGGCCTTCATGCGCGCAACCGAAACAGCTGACGGTGTGACCTTGGCTGCCGTGGCCGCAGAGAAGCAGCGTCTGCGTGACATCACTACGCTGGTGGACACTTGCACGACTTTAGATGAATTGAGGGGGCTGTCATGTCAGTAGTCATTAACGGTAGCGCAGGTGTAACAACGAATAGCGGTGCTGTGTATGACAGCATTCAGCGTGGTACGGCTGTTGCGTCAACTAGCGGAACCAGCATTGACTTTACTAGCATTCCTAGTTGGGTCAAGCGGATTACGGTGATGTTTAGCGGGGTGAGTATAAGTGGATCAAGTAATATTTTGGTTCAGTTGGGGGACTCAGGCGGGGTTGAAACAACTGGCTACACTTCTGCGGTAGGTAACAACGCCGCGACAGCAACGTCAACCGCTGGGCTTATTGCAACAAGTAATGGGGCGGCGGCTTCTGTTTTATCTGGCATTATGACGATTACTTCTATAAACACTAATGCGTGGGTGTCTAACGTTGCGCTTGGCGATTCATCAAATACGCAGACACCTTATGCTGGTGGCGGTTCTAAATCAACTTCAGATACATTAGACAGAGTACGCATCACAACAGTCAACGGCACCGATACATTCGACGCCGGCACCATCAACATTCTTTACGAGTGACGCATGGATTCACAGGTGCTTTTTAATATCGCCGTGGCGATTGCGGGCTTCTTCGGCGGTTGGATATTGAACAACATCCACAAATCGCTTGATCGTCTGGACACGGACGTGCGCGCCATGCCGCACATGTACGTCAGTCGTGAAGACTACAAAGACGACATGCACGACATTAAGGATATGTTGGCCAAGATTTTCGACAAGCTCGATAACAAGCAGGACAAATAAGGAGGCGTTATGAGAAGCTATTTTCTTGCCCGTGCTAAAGAGCCATCCACTTGGCGTGGCGCTATTCTGTTCTTGACCGCAATCGGCGTGCCCATCGCACCGCAGATGGCTGAAGCTGTCATCTCGACCGGCTTGGCTGTAGCTGGCTTGATTGGTGTGGTCGCGCCTGACAAGTAATGAAGGAAAACTTTCGCCAGGCGCTGCAGGCCGTCCTGCTGCATGAGGGTGGGTTCAGTAATCATCCGAAAGATCCAGGCGGCATGACCAATCTGGGCGTCACCAAAAAGGTATGGGAAGAATGGGTCGGCAAAGCTGTTGGCGAAAAAGAGATGCGCGCGTTGACCCCGGATACAGTGGCGCCTATGTACAGGAAGAAGTACTGGGATGCGGTCAAGGGCGACGAGCTGCCAACGGGGCTAGACTATCTGATGTTCGACTTTGCAGTCAATGCCGGACCCGGCAGAGCGATCAAGACCTTGCAGAAAGCGATCGGAACGAACCCTGATGGCGTCATCGGCCCCAAGACCATGCAGGCGCTAAAAGACGCCGATCAGAAGGACTTGATAGCCAAGTTCAGCATGGAAAAGGAGCTGTTCTACAAGGCGCTCCCGACGTTCGCAACCTTTGGCAAAGGCTGGATGCGCCGGGTAGCGGAGGCGCAATCACATGCGGTGACGATGCTGGCGTAACTGCCGGCAGACCTCACGGTCGCGGGTGGACATGTCCGGCCCGAACTCGACTACAGCACAATCGGACGGCGTGGGCCGTGGCTGGTCTGGCACAAAGAGCGCCAGAAAGCCAACGGTCGCCACCACGATGGCCGCGTAGTAGACCACCACAAACTCCTTCATATGCTCAGTAGCCGGCCAAACAGCTTCACCACAGGCGACTCACCCTCTGGGCGTTGGCCTAGCATGATGTCCTGCACGAATCGCTCCTCTGGCGTTGCAGGGCGCGCGTAGAACTGCGGAATGTAGTGCGCGCCGATTTTGGGTGGCTCTTCCTTAATAAAGTATCCATCACGTAGCATCTTTTTTCCTCCTGTCTTCGTTTGCGCGGCGGGCGTCGACGCCTTTCTTTTTTATCAACGCCGCCTCGTCCTTAGTATAAATCGATTTACCCACCGTCACGTTGCCTGCGACCCACACCTCTGCTGAGTAGGCATTGTTCTTGCATGATGGGCACCTGCGTTGCCGCCGGATGCCGCCTGGCTGTTGCGTAGTGTTGACTACATGGGTCTTGCTGCCGCAGTGCTGACATTTCATTCTGGCCCCCTTGCGCGGATAGCTATTGCCAATTCCATCGGCGTTTTTTCTTTACTTTTTGTCCGCTGGTATTCAAGTCTAGCGGCGCATCCATCTTTTTTCCCTTTGCAATAACCGTAATCATCAAATTCATGAACATGGTTTAAGTCATGCGCCGAGCAATAGGTTTTATTCCAGCAATTACAAGGGTTTTGATTACCACAGGAATTGCACCACATTCCGGTTGGGCTATCCCCTCTGTGCGGCGAACCACACTTAGAACAATATTCTCCCCATCCTGCCGCTGTCTCACATATTTCAGCGCACGCCTCGCGTTCTGCTGCTGCAACTAGAGCGGCAAAGCGTTCAACAAAAGAATGCCAGTCGTCACGTTCTTGATAAGCATCATCAATAACTTCAAGTAAGTCAGTTTCCCGCGCCATGCGAATAATGTCATCTCTGTTCATGGGCGTACCGCCTTGGCCATAATTTCCAACCGTTCACGGGCGTCACGCAGGGCGCAGTACCGCTGATGCAGGCGCTGCAGGTGGGAGCTGCGGCGCTCGTTCAACGTCTCATGTGTCAGTAGTGCGAACACCTCGTCCTCTGACAATGACGGCAACTGGTCATTCAGTGCGCGCCAGCTTTGCTTTTTCATCTTCGACCTTCTGTTCTATGGTTTCTAATTTATCCACCGCACGCATCCAAGCGTTGGCGATCTGGTTGTACTCCTTGTTGCGCTGGCGCTCTTCCACCTGCGCGGCCTTTAATTTGGCCTTCCAATAATCAATTCTTTTCACGTTGTTCGGCCTCCAGTTCGCGCAGATCGTTGGCCACATCGGACACGCCGTGCCAATCGCTGCGGGCGATCATGACATGCAGGTAGTCGATCAAAATCTCACGCTGCGTCTCATACTTGGTAAAGTCCGTCATTTTGCTTCCTCCTTGGGTTTAATAAATCGAGAGATGGGGATAATACGCTTGCCGCCGTCCAACATTTCGATATGCACGAACCCCTGCGACAAGGCCCAGCAGCCGTAGTAGGCGCGGTCTAGGCCATCGATGTCAAAGGCCATCTTCATGCCGTGGCACCAATCAGGCCGGTCTTGAGTCAACACCGTCTGAACGCTGATGTCGTTTGTGTACGTCAGGTAGCCGGGCTGGGCAGCGATTGCAGGCGTCGCCAGTAGTAGAAATAGGTATCTCATGTGTTCTTCTCCTTTAGCTTGGCTTCGATGGCGCGGATAAAATCCGACGAGGTTGCTTCACGAGGCCAAACCGCTTTCGTAAAATTACCAATATCCTCATCCGTCAGCCCCTGCCATTTGTGCTGTGGTGGGGCGATATTTTCTCGTTCGCAACCTGACTTTTTGCAAAAACCTCCGCAACTTGGGCATTGTCTATCCATTGTTCTTCTCCTTTAGCTTGGCTTCTATGGCGCGGAAAATACTTAACGGCGAATCTCGAATAATGATGTGTATTTCCTCATCCGTCAGCCCCTGCCATTCGCGCTGTGGTGGGGCGGTGTAGAGTGGTTGACCATTTAGAAGCAACGGCGCATCCATCAACATCACCGGCTCCGGTTCAGGCTGCGCGAGTCGAGCATCTTCAAAACCACGATACGCCTCAGCAATATCACTATCGGAATAAACAGCAGTCGGTATGTCAGAGATACCAAGCCCTTGCCGATACAGCCGCTGACCTACTTCATATGGCGTTTCCTTTGCGAGACGATTTTGGAGTAGGACAATAGAATCCTTATACACTTCAGTAGGCCCATATCCTGATGGCGTTGCAAACACCAACGCATCCAGCACCTGTTGCGCTTCCTCGCGTGTTAGTGTGATCATGCTTCCACCCCGCACACTTTCTCCATATAAGCGACATACAGTTCCGCTGCGTTTGCAAACTCTCGACTGTCACCGTCCAAAAAATAAGCAACCTTACTATCC